TCCTTGAAACGACGTACAATGAGTTCAAAACGGATAGAGACGTTAGTTTGAGCAAGTTCGTCCTGTCCCAGTGTTTCGTTTGAAGCCGAACCTTGTACTAGATCATTGGCTCCTGAAGCTCGCTTGTGTTCGTCGTCTATCTTGGCGAGGAGTTCAATAGCCCCTTGTTTAATATCTGGGAACTGTAGCCACTGGAAGTTGTCAGAGATTGGGCCATCTCCCTTTACCTCAACATGACCACCAGGCTTTGAAACGAGTTGCGCCTTGTTCGGAACAGAACCTTTCTTCCCAGCGCTCATCGGGTTGTTACAGAGCTTTACGTTCGTTGAAATCTGATTAAACATCTTGTAAAACATCTTTCCGAGTGAAAGGGTGTTACTCCCCATACAGTGTCCTTCGTAGCGGTTCGGGATGGCGTTTGGCTCGTGAATCAGTTTGACGCAGTTAATAAACCCGTGAGGATTAGCGGTATCACGGAGGAGCTTGCCATTAGCCACAGTCTGAATCCTGTCGTCGTCTACCAGCTCAAAGACCTCTACCATGCCTGTCATTGAATCATTCTGGGCTGTTGGGATGTCTGTAGTGGTGAGGGAAGATGAGTTGAGAACATCTGTATCCTTAGCTGACTGCTCAACATTATCGGCGTTTCGGATACCTTCTTCGTTCACATAGTCATACATCGGGTCGTCCTTCACCTGGTCGATAGGAAGAACAGAACGGAATATCATACATGGCTGATCGATCACTTCTGAGATGATCGGGTTGAAGTACACGTCCATGTGGTTTGGGACTTCTACGTCAGGGCCATCCATAACAGGCTCTTCGTATTCGTATGGTTGCCCGTCTGGTCCGACTTCCTGTTTCTTCTCAGTAGCAAACTTCCACAACACACGGATTTCAGAGGCCGGGAATACTACAGACTGCTTCACCCATGCTTCTATCTTGGCGTTGAAGTTCTTGATGGTTCGGAAGCGATGATTGACCATCTTCTCGTAGATCTTTGAAAGCGCGACGTCTTCATCTCCAACAGGTAACAGTTCTACTTCTGGCTCTCCTGAAAAGATAGAAGGGACAACATAAGCTACTTCAGTTCTAAGCTTTGGAATGTCATCTTTTGTGTCGTATGGAGTTGACTGCACTTCATCAGTCTTTCCCATGTAAACGCTGAAAATCTCAGAAAACTCTTTGCGAGAGTCCTGAGTGGCTTGTTCGTATTGCTTCTTTAACTTTAAGACACGATCAACAATATCCTTCTCTGGCTTCTTTTCTTCTTTGGTTGGCTCTACTGGTTCTGCCTCTTCGTAGTCTTCTGCCATAGTTTTAATCTCTATAATGGGTACCGAATGTATCGAATACTGGGTCTGATGCTGTCTCTGGCTCGTGTCCTAGCTCTTCCATGTAAATCACATATCTCATTTCGTCCATTGCATGGTCCTTCTCTTTTACCGGCGTTTCTTTCTCATTCTGGTCTGGTTTCTTTTCTGGATAACGGTAGGTTTCGAGTTCATGGATGAGGTTCACACAGGATGGATGGATGTGTATTCTTCCCTGTAAGAAAACCTCCTGAACCACATCTATTCCTGCTTCTATGTCCTTGCTTACCTCCCTTACGTTCAATCCCATCCTCTTAGCTATCTCGATTCTGTCCGGCTCGGCTGGATCTGGGTAAAACTTAGTAGGCTTGAAGTCGAGAACATGTTGGCACTGTGTTTCTGTCTGCGTTTCTGTCTTGTAAAACTCTCTGTCTATCCAATAATGTCTGTCTGAACTTATGCGGTATCGGTGAGATGATGCTGGATTTCTAAACCCCCAGTCAGCGCCTGCTACCGTGTCAATAACTGTTTTAGGCTGTTCTTCAGTAACATGCTTTTCTCTCGAAAACTGCTTATAAACCAAGCCCTCAGTCTTTCTGAAGTCAGCGAGGTACTCTTGGGCGAATCTATCTTCTGGGATTTCCTTTCCGGCTTTGTCGAGTTCTTCTTTTGGGATGAATGGGTTGTCATAGCTTGTGTAGTGATAACTCTTGTAGTCTTCGTCTTTCGTATTAAAAAGGTCGTAGAAGTGATTGAAGCCTTTAGGAGTGCTGATAAACATGCAGTGTCCCTTGGTATCCGTTAAGGTAGGTCTCACGACTTCTTGCCAGTAGACATTGAAGTTCCTCATGCTCGCTACCTCGTCGATCACAATGAAGTCAAAGAACTGGCCTCGAAGCGTTTCAATGGCTTCCCATCCTCGAAGTGCGATGCTACTCGTCCCACCCTTGGTGTTGAATACCTCAAGCTCGAGCCGGGACTCATTCACTTTCTTCGTAATGGGCTTAAGCTCCTTGATAAGCATCTGCCAAGCGATATCTCTTGCTTGTTGAAAAGTCGGGGCTATATATGCTATTCGTGCGTTTTTTGAAAGTGCTACTCCTTTGATTTCTTCTACCGCAAGTGTGGTCTTTCCCCAGCGTCTCCCACAACATAAGACTCTGAATCTATGGCTGTCCTTCGCTATTTCCTTCTGTGTTTGATGTAAGCGCATTTTTTTGAGCTATTTCACCTGCGAGTTCAATCGTTACCTTTATCGCTCCGCCTTCTTCTCCTGTTACTTCGTTCAATCGTGGGAGTACCGTTGCTGCAAGTTTCAATATCAAAGCTTTTTTGAATTCGTTCTCTCCGCCGATAAGCACAGCCTTGATTTCTTTGAGAGTAAGACTGCGTACTTCTTGAGCGAGGATTCTATCGGTGTATTTTGGTGCTGCCATTTTCGTGATTAAATCTATCTGAACTTTATCTAAGCCTTTATTCACATCCGGCGGTTGGCGAGTGCGTTTCCGAGTTTATCGGACGTAACTAGCCGGGTTGCCGTTCGTTGGCGATTAACCAAACGCCGGATACAAACAAAAAAAGACCACCTCCCATAATGGGTGTGGCCTCCGTTTTTCGGTCAGCTTATTCAGTTGTATGTGTCTAGGATAGCATACTATTACAAGATTGTCAACTTATTTTAATCTTCTTATACCTTTTTAAAATCATCACTTGTCCGTCTGTCACTTCTATTCCCCCAAATTGTAAGTGCTCTGCTCCTTCGGTTGCCTGCTGGATATCTAAAATAGAAGGGTTTTTTTTCCATCGGCTGTCTATTATGAAAAACTCTCCATCATCTAGTATTTTGATATTAATCTCTCCATATCCATGATCACATGCCTCACCAACTACCCGATAGAGCCGGTCTCGCTGTTCCATATTTGTTTTTTTAAAAGATTTGCTTTATTTTTTCCAGCTTTCCTTCAAGTGAAGTAAGCTTCCTCTCTGCTTCTCGTAAGAGGTCTACACTTTCCCCTAGATATTCCAGAGTCGAAAAACGCACCTTACAGACCTCGCATTCCCTTCTTCGACGTATTACCCCATCTTTCTGTCTAGAATCGATTACAGAGGTACTGGCGTGCCTGCAGGGAGGTTGTGGCTTTAACTTCTTGAGCCTTTTTCCTTTTGCGATTCTTTTCTTCTCATCAGCCTCCATTTCGCAGATAGGGCACTTTAGGGCGATCTCTAGGTTTCTTGTTGTCCCGCAGACTCCGCAGGTTTTTAGGGTTTTCATACGTTAAAAATTACTTTCAAATCACCCTCAAAATCACGGATGATAGACTCGGCTATTTCTTCTGATTTTATGTAAGGTAGGATGCTGATGAATTGATAGTCACCATCAGTATAATCAGAGTCGAATTCCTTTTCCTCTCTATCAAAACAAATATCAAACTTTTTATCATCATTCCCCCAATCCGGCACCCATCCACCATTCCTCTCATCTATAGCGTCAGATACACGGGCTATTGCGTTGATACGGGCTAGATGGGCTTTAGCTTCTTCACGGGTTTGAAAATAATTACGGGTGAGATAGATAAATTCATCAAATTTGTTTCCAGATTCGATATTAACAGATACACCTCTCCATATTACAAAGTAATATCGGGAACCATTCTCCGCCCGCCATCTTCCTTTCTTATTCGCGTCCAAAAGAGCCTGGTATGCTTCGTCTGTTATTTCGAGGACTGTTCCTTCGGCCAAAGTTATTTTTTTCATACGATTATATTTTATATTTATTAAGAATGGAGAGTACTTTTTTATAAGCACTTATTTCTGCCCCAGCTACATAATCAAACGGGTCAACGCCATCCTCGTCTACTTTTTTAATCATCTTCTTCACCTCCACCAAAACCTCATTCACC